TTACAAAAAAAATACCCTAATGGTGAAATAAACCTAGCGGATGGTACTATTTCTTATGAATCCTAAAATAAATTTGGTAGATTAAGAAAAATTTTGTATATTTGATATTATTTTTAGAATGAAAACACAAAGAAAAAAGTTACTTTACATCTGTCCCCATTTATCAACAGGAGGACAACCCCAATACACTTATAAACAAATCGAACATTTTGTTAATGATTTCGATATTGAAGTGGTTGAAATAAACAATAGCGGCGGTGATGCGTTTGTTGTTCAAAAAAATAGAATAAAAAAATTAGCGGTAGTTCATACACTGGGAGATGATAAGTCTAAAATATTGGATGTAATTGAAAAATTTAATCCAGATATTATACACTTTCAAGAAATACCACAGTTTGATTTACCAACTTATGTATTGGATAGTATCTTTACAAAGGATAGGTCTTATTTTATTTTAGCAACAACACATGGTTCGTTTACAACACCATCTGAAATTATATATCAACCAGACCGTTATGTTTTGGTTTCCGAATGGAGTAAACAAAAGTTTGATGAAGCGAATTTAGGAGTTGAAACTACTCTATGGGAATATCCTATTAGTGAATATGTTTTTGATAAACAAATTGCAAAACAACAATTGGGATTGGATTCCGAATGGAAACATGTTTTAATGGTTGGATTATTTTCTCCTGGTAAAAATCAAGGTGAAATATTTTCAATAGCTAGACAATTAGAAAAGTATAAAATTAAGTTTCACTTTGTTGGAAACCAAGCTATGAATTATGAACATTACTGGTTACCTTTAATGAAACATAAACCTGAAAATTGTGTAATATGGGGAGAGCGTGATGATGTTGATACATTCTACGCAGCATCTGACCTTTTTTATTTTTCATCTGTGTTGGAATTAAATCCACTTTCTATAAAAGAAGCGCTATCGTATAAATTACCATGTATCTTTAGAAATTTACATACATATTTGGATACATACGATAATAATCCATTGGTAACTTATATCAACGATGATTTAAAACTTACCAAAAGAATTATTTTAGAAAAATTACAACCTGAATTTAATGAAATTCCTGGTTGGTTTGCATATAGAGAACTTTATGATGAGGTTGTAGAAAATGCGGGAAATGATGACGTGTTTGTAGAAGTAGGTGCATGGTTTGGTAAATCAACAAATTATTTAGCAAAAAAAATTAGAGAATCTAAAAAGAATATAAAGTTCACAACGGTAGATACTTGGAAAGGAACTGATGATGAAGATATACACCAAACAATCGTTGGTTCGTTTAATGGTGATATCTTTTATGAATTTATTGATAACACAATATTATCAGATAACTATGATAATATTAATATGATTAAAGATACTTCTAAAAATGCATCTAATCAATTTGCAAATGGAAGTATAGATTATATAATGTTAGATGCCGGTCATAGTTACGATGCATTAAAAGAAGATTTACAATTTTGGTATAATAAAGTTAAACCAGGTGGAATTGTAAGTGGTGATGATTATGGTGTATTTCACGGAGTTACACAAGCGGCAAATGAATTTTTTTATGGGCAATTTAAAGAAGGATTTCGTTCATTTATTCGTAGAAAACCAAAAATACAAGTTAGACACCTATTGACTAGACCAGATGATGTTAGAGAAAGAGTGAGTAGAGCATCTTTAAAACAATTATCAAAATATGGCATTGATTATCTACCAATGGTAAACAAACCATATGACCAAACCCCACCATCAGAACATTGTAAAAGACCAGAGCATATATCAGATAAACCTGGTAATTTTGGAAATGGATTGGGACCTCTAACTGGCAGACATTATGGGTGTTTTTCTGCTCATAGAAAAGCATTGGAAACAATGAGTGATGATTACGATTACACTTTGATATTTGAAGCAGATGCATTTATTTATACGGGTTTAGAAGAATTTGTGGATATAGTAAATAAGGCGTGTTTTATATCGGAGAGAGATGATGTTTACTATGTTGGATTGGCAAATAATAGTTCTAGAAATAAAGAAAAGGTTGATGAACTATTCAGTAAAACTGCAGCAAATCAAGATTTAGCACATGCATATTTAATACCAAACCGAACTAAACAATGGTGGATTGATAGGTTTAATGATACACCGTGGGAAGGATTCGATTTATGGCTTACTGATGTATTTTACAAAGAACCAAAGCTTAGATATACAACAAATAAAGTATATTGTAAACAATCCGAAGGATATTCTCTTATAGACCAAACAGTAAAAACTTGGAGTTAATGATTTACGATAATCTTAAAAAAAATAATAAAAGCATTAGGGAAATAAATAACAATGTACTTATACATTTTATTAACGGTCCCTTTGTAGAAATTAAAGGACCAAAAAAAGCAAATTATAAAGTTGATTTTATTAATAATAAAACCGGTCAAATTTGCTATACAACAAGTATAGATAATAATTGTTGGTGTAGATGTAGTATTCAATATTTTATTGAATGGAAAATTGTTATTTACGAAAATGGTGTAGAATGGTATAGCATGGTATTTAACGCCGAAGGTAAGAGAGTTTATATTGCAATGGATTCAAAAGCATTGGGAGATAGTTTAGCTTGGATACCTTATGTACAAGAATTTAAAAAGCAGCATAAATGTGAAGTAATAGTATCTACCTTTATGAACGATATGTTTTTAGGAGAATATCCTGATATTGAGTTTGTACAACCTGGTACACCTGTTCCTAATTTATATGCGATGTATTCGGTTGGACTATTTTATAATGAAAATGGTTCGGTAAATGGATTCAAAAATCCAGTAGACCCAAAATCGGTAACAATGCAAAAAATGTGTTCTGATATACTTGGGTTGGAATTTAAAGAAATAAAACCAAAGGTAAAACAAAGACCTGTAAAAATAGATAATGATGTTAAACAGGTGTGTATTGCAACTTATGGTACTGCACAATCTAAATTTTGGAATAATCCTACCGGTTGGCAAGAAGTAGTTGATTGGTTGATTGGTAGAGGGTATTTGGTAAAATTACTTTCTAAAGAAGGTGATAACTATATGGGTAATAAATTACCAATAGGAGTAATACATCATCCAAACGGTCCAATTGAATTGGTAATGGATGAAATGAAAAAATCAAAAGCATTTATTGGTATCGGAAGTGGTTTAAGTTGGTTAAGTTGGGCATTGGATGTACCTACGGTATTGATTAGTGGATTCTCTTATAGATGGGCGGAGATGGAAGATTGTATTAGAATTGGCGCACCACAAGGAAAATGTGAAGGATGTTTTAATAGAGTTAAATTGGATGCCGGTGATTGGAATTGGTGTCCTGACCATAAGGGTACTGAAAGACAATTTGAATGTACTAAAACAATTACATCTGAAATGGTAATAAAAGAATTAGAAAAATTCTTATAATGAAAAAAGTTTGGATTAACGGTTGTTTTGATATTTTACACTACGGTCATTTTAAACTAATTGAATATGCAAAATCATTAGGTGACCAATTGGTTATTGGTATTGATTCCGATGCTAGAGTAAAACAACTAAAAGGAAATAATAGACCTTTTCATACCGAAGGTCAAAGGGTATTTAATTTAATGCAAATAGAAGGTGTTGATATTGTTGTAGTATTTGGAACTGATGACCAATTAGAAGAACAAATTAAAAGATACAATCCTGATTTTTTTGTAATCGGTGATGAGTATAACGATAAAAGAATAATAGGTAAAGAGTTTGCCAAAGAAATCAAATACTTTGAAAAAATAGAAGGATTTAGTACTTCAAATTTAATGCATAATGCGTAAGTATAAAGTTTTAGTTATTGGAGAGGTTTGTACTGATATCTTTCGCTATGGTATAACAAGTAGAAAATCTCCAGAAGGAAATGGGCCAGTTTTTTTACCAATAGATGAATTAAAAGTTTGGAGCAGAGGAATGGCGGGCAACACAGCATCTAATTTAGAAGCTATGGGTCTGGATGTTGATACATATTTTGATAAAGGTAATATTACTAAAACACGGTATGTAAACAAAGATACAAATGAATTATATTTGCGAGTTGATGAAAATGATACTACAAATAGAATCAATATCTACGATTTGCCGGATTTGGTAAAATATGATGCGGTTGTTATATCGGATTATTGTAAGGGATTCCTAACCAAAGCAGATATTGATAAGATAGCATCTATGGCTAAATTTACAATAGTGGATACCAAAAAGCATTTGGGCGATTGGTGTAAAAACATATCCTTTATAAAAATAAACAGATTTGAAGCCCAAAATAATGATTCTATTATTAGAGATACTGATTGGCTATATAATAAATGTATTATCACATTAGATGGTAGAGGAGCAAGTTATAGAGGTAAGATAATTGGAACTAAAAAAATTGAAAATGCCGATGTTAGTGGGGCGGGGGATACGTTTGTAGCTGGATTTGTATCCAGGTATTTGGATTCTAATAATGTAGAAGAATCTATTGATTGGGCTAATTATTGTGCCGGAGAAGTTGTAAAAGAAAAAGGAGTTTCGGTATTTAAAAAATAAAAAACAATATACTTATATATACAAAACAATAAAAAACAAACTTATGAGTGAATTAGATAACATTCCACAAAAACAAAGTATTGAGATTGAATCTGTAAAAATAGATGATTCTGTTAAAGAAAAGTTAGAACAACTTAATCAAAAACAAAACATCTTTATAAACGATTTCGGTCAAATATATCTTAGAAAAAAAGAAATACAAGCTGAACTTGTTAAACTTGATGAAGTTCTTGCAAAATCAGAGGTTGAGTTTCAATTGATAACTGAAGAAATCAAGCAAACAATTGATGAACTGGATGAAAAATATCCACAAATGAGAATTAACCTTAAAGAAGGTATTATTCAATATCAACCAGGTGCACCTACTAGAAAGCAACTAGCTGAACAACAAGGTGGATTGGCGTAATAATTTTGCAAAACAATAATCTCCAATATTTATATGATATGAAGGGATTAGCAAAATTTTTAGTAGAAACAATATTGGGAGAAGCGGCAGGGATGGACAAAGTAGTTGTTGTCTATTCTGGCCGCTTTCAACCATTTCATAAAGGTCACTACGCAACGTATGACCATTTAGTTAAGAAATTCGGAAAAGATAGTGTTTATATAGGAACATCTAATTCAACCGATTCAAAAAAATCTCCATTCAATTTTAAGGAAAAAAAAGTAATAATGACACAAATGTTTGGTATTCCATCAAACAAAATTGTGAACGTTAAAAATCCTTATGCTCCAGAAGAAATACTTAATAAGTTTGATTCAGATACTACCGGATTTATAACCGTAGTGGGTGAAAAGGATGCATCTCGTTTAAGTGGAAAATATTTTAAACCATATAAAAACAAAGTAGATACTGGTTATTTAGATAGAGGATATGTGTATGCGGCACCTGCTCAACCAAATCCGATTAGCGGTACTGATGTTCGTTATTGGTTAAGCGCAGGAAATGCAGCAGATAGAAAGAAAGGATTCTTAAAAGCTTATCCTAAATTTGATGATAACATATTCAAATTAATTACTCTTAAACTTAAATCACTTAAAGAATATATTAACGAAGAAATTAAGCTAAACGTAAAGGTTGGTGATACTTTGTTGATGGGTAAATTTAAAAACAAAAAAGTAGTTGTTAAGAATATAGGAACTGATGAATGGGGAATGCCAACAATCAATGGTAAGAAAGCAGTAACATTTAGAATTCCTAAAAAGGAAGAATTAAAAGAAGTATCTGTTCAAAATTCAAATAATGTAGAAAGAATTGAAACTGATGATGGTACTGGTCCTTTTGCATCATCTTGGAAACAATATCACAATCAAGCTGATGTTAGAGCTGAAAAAATTGGACATGCTGTTGTTGCTAGAGCGGATGATTTAAAAAAAGAAAAATCTTTGGTTAATTATAAAGAAATGGACCCACGAAATCAGGTTACAAACTTCCCAATTATGCAAGAGCCAAAGAATACCGATTCAATAGGAAAGTTTACTGCAAAAAGAGCTTATACAAACTGGTTAGGTGATGCATTGGAAGCGGTTAAAGATTTAGGATGGGAAGAAATATTAACAACGAAAGAAAAAGAACAAAGAAAGCAGGCAGAAATGGATGGTAAAGATAATATAAAAGTTGTTAAAGAAGGATTGATATCAGAAGATGAAATAAATCAGATTGTTGATGAAATTATGAGTGAGATGGGACTTGGTGGTGGAGCCGGTATTGGTTTAAGTCTACCTGGTGGATATATTAATGGAGCACCAAATCCAAAAGATGTTAAGAAATTAAAATCTAAATTGGATGGCGATGATAGTGAGGAATATACAAAAGTAAAAGAAGACCAGATACCGGGAGGTTTGGCAAAGGGTATGACCTTAAAAGATATAGCTAAACATCATAATATTAGTCCACAAACTTTAAAGAACGAATTTATAAAAGGATATGCGGTTGAAAGAGAACATACAACTGATGTGAATATAGCAAAAGAAATTGCATTAGACCATCTTTACGAAGACCCAAATTATTATAGTAAACTTTCTAAAATTGAAACTCCATTTAACGAAGGAGTAAAAGAATTAGAAAGAGAAAGAGATAGATTATTTCTTAAAGCACTTAAAATGATGCCAAATTCACCTGCTCAATTAAAAGTAAGAGCAGAGTTAGATAAAATAATGGCACAACTTAAAAAAATTAAAAAAGAATCTTTAAGTGAGGGTTTAATTTTAGAAGGTGGTGCGTATGGACATATGGCACATCCATTTGATATTGAAATGGGTTTAACATTTGGAGACCTTAAACAAATTGTAGTAAGAGCATTAAATGGTGATTTAGAATTAGCAAGAGAAAAGACCGATGGACAAGCATTAGCAGTTAGTTGGGTAAATGGTAGATTAGTTGCGGCTCGTAATAAATCACACCTAAAGAACAAAGGTGAAGGTGCTATGACAATAGGACAAGTAGCTGCTAAATTTGCCGGTAGAGGTGGATTAACCGATGCTTACAACTTCGCTATGAAAGATTTATCTGCAGCAATTGCAGCCCTATCTGAACCACAGCGTAAAAAGATATTTAAGGATGGCAGTTCGTTTATGAATTTGGAAGTAATATACCCAACGTCTGTAAACGTAATCCCCTACAATCAACCGCTATTAGTGTTTCATGGTACTTTTGATTACGATGTGGATGGTACTATCGTAGGTGAGAATCAACAAGCGGCAACTATATTAGGCGGTATGATTAAGCAAGTAAATGCGCACGTACAATCTAAATACACAATTCAAGGACCACCGATGAATAAGTTACCTAAATCGGAACATCTTTCTAAATTACAAGGAAAGTATATTTCTATGATTAATAAACTTCAATCTGAATTTACATTAAGTGATTCAGATGGAGTAGCGGATTATCATCAAGCATGGTGGACTAAATTCGTAGAAAAGAATGCAAAAAAATTAGATACACAAGAAAAAATAGGATTAGTTAAGAGATGGGCTTTTGGTGACAAGAGTTTCCGTATTAACACAATACAAGATACTAAATTAAGAGCTTGGGCTGAACAAACTGATAAACAAGACCAACAAAAGATATCAAAGCAAAATCTAATGAGATTCGAGGAGATATTTTTAGGAGTTGGTGCAGATGTATTATCATTTATGAGTTCAGTACTTACAGCAAATCCTGATAGTGCTAAAAGACAAATGGTAGCTCGTTTGGAATCTACAATTCAACAAGTAAAAGCAAGTGGTGACCCTAAAAAGATTGCAAAATTAAAATTAGAGTTAGAACGTTTAAATGCTTTGGGTGGATTTGATAAGATTGTACCAAACGAAGGTATTGTATTCGTATATGGTGGCAACACTTACAAATTAACAGGAGCATTTGCACCTCTAAATCAAATTTTAGGAATATTTTTTGATTCTTAATCGTTTTTTGAATTTTGATATACTTATATATACAAATATATCGTAAGTAATATGGCAAGAGAATTCAATAAAAAATTCATGCATCCAACCCGAAAAAAGTTGGTAGATATGGTTTTAACGGGTGGAGAGTATGAAAAGGAAACGCAAATCTCATTTGCAGGAGCAGATAAGAAGAAAGTAAAAAGAAAAGTTGGTGAAAGATGGACCGATGATACTGGTAGGTCTTGGGAACAACATGCTGCAGGTAAAATAGAAGTTTCGGAATTGGGTGATATTATGGCTGAGACTAGAGCCTATTTAGATAAATTAAATAGTTGTAAATCCGAAGATTGTAAAACAATCAAAATAGGTAGAGTTGATAAAAAATTAATATCCAAAACAGGATATTGTATAACTTGTCTGGCAAAAAAAGAAAGAATAATCAAAACTGATGGGTTGTGGGAAGCATATGAAGATTATAAGATATACTCTAATATGATTGCATACGGTAACGATGTAATTGCACAATTCAAACAGGCTTATAATGATGCTAAACAAACATACGAAGTAATTCAAGAAGATGGAAAAATTGAAACTTGGAGTATGGAAAGAGATGTTGATGAACTTAAAGCAGAAATACTTTTAGATATTGTTAATTTTGAAAAAGAAGTTGAACAGGCTACAAAATTAAGAAATGAGGCTTACGAAAAATTAAAAGATAAAAATTACGATTTAGTAAGAACTATTAACGATTAATATGAGTACTGGAATTACACAAAAGAAATCCCTAAAGGATATAATAGCAGATGAATACAAAAAGTGTGCGGTAGACCCGATTCACTTTATGAAAAAGTATTGTATGATTCAGCATCCGGTTAGAGGTAAGATACCGTTTCACCTTTTTCCATTTCAGGAACAAACTCTAACACAATTTAAAGATAACCGATTTAATATAGTATTGAAATCACGTCAAACTGGTATATCAACACTTTCAGCTGGATATGCACTTTGGAAGATGATATTCAATACCGATTTCAATGTGTTGGTAATTGCAACAAAACAAGATGTAGCAAAAAACCTAGTAACTAAAGTAAGGGTAATGCACGATTTATTACCAAGTTGGTTAAAGGGTGGTTCTTTGGAAGATAACAAACTTTCCCTTCGTTTAAATAATGGTTCTCAAATTAAAGCTATTGCGAGCTCACCTGATGCAGGACGTTCTGAAGCCTTATCACTTCTTATATTTGATGAGGCTGCATTTATTGATGATATTGATGAGATTTGGGTGGCAGCTCAATCTACATTATCAACGGGTGGTAGTTGTATTGCACTTTCTACTCCTAATGGTGTGGGTAACTGGTTCCACAAAACTTGGTTAGATGCCGAAGAAGGAACAAATCCATTTAATACAATACGATTGCATTGGACAGTGCATCCTGAAAGAGACCAGAGTTGGAGAGATGAACAACAAAGATTATTGGGTGCTAAAAAAGCAGCACAAGAATGTGATTGTGACTTCGTATCTTCGGGTGATACTGTAATTGATCCAGAATTATTGATGTTTTATAAAGAAACATATTGCCAAACTCCAATTGAAAAAACTGGATTTGATGGAAATCTTTGGAGATGGGAATACCCTAATCCAAATTCATCTTATATGGTTGTAGCGGACGTTGCGAGAGGTGATGGTGCTGACTTTTCCGGATGCCATGTAATAGATATACAAAATGCAACACAAGTTGCAGAATATAAAGGAAAAATTGAAACAAAAGATTTTGGAAACTTTTTAGTAAATCTTTCAACCGAATATAACGATGCGTTACTTGTTGTGGAAAACTCAAATATTGGTTGGGCATGTATCCAACAATGTATAGATAGAGATTATAAAAACTTATTCTATATGAGTAAGGATTTAAAATATGTTGACGTAGAACAACAGATGAAAAATAAATACCGAGCAGACGAAAGACAAATGGTAGCGGGATTCTCAACCACATCTAAAACTAGGCCTTTAATTATTTCTAAATTAGATGAATATTTTAGAGAAAAATCAGTAACAATCCGCTCTAATCGTTTAATTGATGAATTATTTACTTTTATATTCATTAATGGTAGAGCAGAAGCTATGAAGGGTTATAACGATGACCTTACAATGGCATTATCAATTGGCTTATGGGTAAGGGACACTGCACTTCGTTTAAGACAAGAAGGTATTGACCTTACAAAGAGAACTTTGGGTGGTATTTCATCAAATATGCAGCATGCTGGTGTTTATGGACCATCTGATAGAAATGATAATCCTTGGAGAATGAAAATTGGTGATGATTTTGAGGATTTATCACAATGGTTATAAATTGTAGGGTTTTGATAATTTCAGATATTTATGATATATGTCAAAATAGAAAAAGGAGACCAAAATGATTAAATTAACAAATATCCTAAAAGAAGATGAATATGTAGATAAAGCATATTCAAAAGGAGACCAACCGGCTGATAATCCAATTGATGATTATGATGAATTGGATGTTGAGCAAGAAGATATGGATGATTTTATAAATTATCTTAAATCTTACTCAAATCAATTAGAAGAAGCTAATTGCAATTGTGTTTATGAAGCGGAATACCAAGGTAGAGAAGTGAAATTGGGTAAACCAATGGCAGGTGATGTAAAAAAGTTTAAGGTATATGTTAAAAATCCTAAAACTGGTAAAGTTATTAAAGTAAACTTTGGACAGAAGGGAGTAAAAATTAAGAAAAATAATCCTGGTAGAAGGGCTAATTTTAGAGCAAGACACAATTGTGATAATCCTGGTCCAAGAACAAAAGCAAGATATTGGTCTTGTAGAAAATGGTAAAATAAATTATGGCAGAACAATTTCAAGACGATAGGAGTTTCTTTGGGAGACTAAAAAAACTATTTTCAACCAATGCAATCGTAACCGTTGATAAAGATGGTAAACGTAAAGTGGTTGATATTGAAGACCGTCAATCAAATACAAACTTTGTAAATTTAAGAGATAGATACACAAAGTTACAAAGGTCTTATTTTGAAACTCATCAGGGTGCACAATCAATGGCATATCATCAAGTTCGTAGAGAACTTTTTAGAGATTATGATGCTATGGATATGGACCCAATCATTGGTTCTGCTTTAGATATATATGCGGATGAGAGTACAACAAAGAACGAATATGGTGATGTACTTCAAATTAAATCCACAAATGAGAATGTAAGAGAAATGCTTCACAATTTATTCTATGATATAATGAATGTGGAGTTTAACTTATGGCCTTGGATTAGAAACTTAGTAAAATACGGAGATGCGTTCTTAGCATTGGAAATCCTACCTGGTAAAGGTATTATCAACGTAGCACCTCACTCAACATATAATGTAGAGAGATTAGAAGGTACTGACCCAAACAATCCTGATTATGTAAAATATAAGATTGAATTGGATAGATTTGGTAAAAAAGAATATGAGCAATATGAGATGGCTCATTTTAGAATGTTATCGGATACTAACTTCCTTCCTTATGGTAAATCAATGATTGAGGGTGCAAGAAGAATTTGGAAACAATTATCACTTATGGAAGATGCGATGTTAATCCATCGTATTATGAGAGCACCTGAAAAAAGAGTGTTCAAAATTGATATAGGTAACATCCCACCACAGGAAGTAGATAACTATATGCAAAAAATTATCAATAAAATGAAAAAAACTCCATTTGTTGATAAGAACACCGGAGACTACAACTTAAAATATAATATCCAAAACCTTACTGAAGATTTCTTCCTACCTGTACGTGGTAGTGATAGTGGTACTAATATTGATAACTTGGCAGGATTAGATTATGCAGCAATTGAAGATATTGATTATTTAAAACATAAATTATTTGCAGCGTTGAGAGTACCAAAAGCTTACTTATCATATGATGAGAATGTAAATGGTAAAGCTACTCTAGCTGCAGAAGATGTTCGTTTTGCAAGAACTATTGAAAGAATTCAAAGAACGGTTGTTAGTGAATTGGCAAAAATTGCAGTAGTTCATTTAGCATCAAATGGTATAGAAGATTCTGAAATGACAAATTTTGAATTGAGTTTGACAAACGCTTCTACAATCTATGAGCAAGAAAAAGTAAACTTATGGAGTGAGAAGGTTAGATTGGCATCTGATGCAAAAGCACTTAATATGTTATCATCTGATTGGGCATACCATAATATCTTTGGATTATCTCAGGATGAAATTGATATTGAAAGAGCTAAAGTAATTTTAGACCTTAAAGATAGATTCAGACATACATCTATTGAACAACAAGGACAAGACCCAGCAAATCCACCAGAACAACAAAATGTAGAAGAAGAAATTCAAAAGTTAAAAACTGAAATTGAATTGAATAGAAATGTGGGTAGACCTAGAGAAGGAAACACTTATGGTAAAGATAAACACCCATACGGCAGAGACCCATTGGGAGATAAGGAGAATCATAAGGAGAGAAAACGAGATGATAGATATTTAAATACAAACGCTAAGAAGTTAGCAAGAGAATATATAAACGGAATTTCATCAAAAAAGACGGTTTTAAATGAAAAATCGGATATGCTTGATGAAAAAAACCTATTAGATGATACAAAAATTTAATAAACATTAATTTGTTTATATTTATATGTGTTAGTTTATAGGGTAGAACAAATATAGGGTAAGTAAATGAAAAAAATTAAACATTCCAAGTTTAAGAATACTGGAGTGTTATTTGAGCTTTTAGTAAGACAAATAACATTGGAAGTTCTTAATGGCGATAAGACCGAAAACGCTAAAAAAATCGTAAAAGAGTTCTTTGCTCCAAATACGGAGTTAAATAAAGAACTACGTCTTTATGATATATTATTAAAGGAAAAATATAGTTCTGAAACAAAAGCAGATAGATTGGTAGAAACGGTATGTGATGCACATGCTAAATTGAACCAAAATACACTTTCTAAAGAAAAATTTAATCTTATTAAAGAAATTTCGGCAAAATTTGAAATTGAACAATTCCTATCATCCCCTATTTCTAACTATAAAGTACTAGCATCTATCTATAAAGTATTTGAATCCAAAAGAGCAGAAGGATATGATATTAAAGATATCTTTAATTCTAAAATTACCCTAATTGAAAACATTACCTCAAAGCCTGCTTTAAAAACTCAACCAACCGAAGATAAGAAGTTGATTGAAACCTATAAACAACAAGACAAAGACCTACGATTACTTACCTATAAGATTCTAGTAGAAACTTTCAACAAAAAATATACAAATTTAGATAATTCTCAAAAGAATTTGTTGAAAGAATATATAAACAACATCTCAAATACTACCAAATTCGTAGATTATGTTGGAAAAGAATTACCAAATATAATTGCAGAATTAAATAGTATTAAATCAAAACTAAAAGATAAAGTTACACAAATTAAATTATCAGAAACTATTTCCGTTTTAGAAAAAATGAAAATTGGAAAAAGTGTATCTGATGGACAAGTTTCATCTATTATGCTTTCTTATGAGCTAATTAAAGAACTTAAATCTAAAGTAAAATAATGGAAGCAAGATTAAAAGAAGCTATTCGTAAATACGTTAGAGAAAGAAACATTCAAAGAACATTGGATGAAATGAGTGTAACCGGAAACGTTGCAGGATATAATACTCCTGCTGCATTTGCTAAACCTGGACAAACTGCAAAGAAAAATAATAGATTAGCAAAAGTAACCGGTGGAACCGTAGTTGATAATTTAGAAGAAGGTGAAAAAGATTGGGCGTTGGGTGATGTACCAGCTAGTAAAGATGAGGCATTACCAATGAAACCAACTGCTGCAAAAGAAGTTGATAAAGCAAAAGTTGCAGATATTAGCGGAATGATTGTTGCAGAAAATAGATGGTTAGAATTGAAAAGAGAAGAATCTTCACCAAGAGCAAAAGTTGGTAGAGGAGTTTCTAATATACACAAACAACTTTCTGAAATAGAGAAGTTTGTTAATTGGTATTCTAAAATTAAGACTGAAAATGGACTTAAAAAAGAAGATTACTGGAAAAGAACAAATGCATCTTTATATAAAATCAGAGAAAGGTTAATGGGAATAACTGAAAAATTAAGAACTTTATAAGATGCCAGCACAATCAA